TCTCTGTATCCCAAAGTGAAAAGGTGAATGATAGCAATCTTTTCTAGTTCTGTAATAAGAACTCTTTGCAACCTTTGGATAGTTCTTGCAAAACGAATGTCCTTTTGAGCAAGTGTTGCCTTGTCCTCATCGCCGCCTTCGCCACGGAAAAGGTAAGACTGTGGAATTTTAAGTGCCGAGAATAGTTTATCTTTTAGGTATTTAACGTCGTCAATGTCGCCTGTGTAAGTTCCGCCGGGTAGACTCTCAACCTTTGTTGATTGACCACCACGAGTAGGGATGAAGTAGTCCTCATCAACAGACATCGGATTATAACGAAGGTCAACGCGACCAGAGTCGGCATCAACAACTTGGTTACGCTTCATAGAAGTCATAACCTTTTGCATATATTGTTCAACATCATTCGGAGCCATATTTCCAACATCAACGTAGAATACACGGCGCTCTGGAGAACGGACGATGCGATAAGCCATCATTGCGTCCTCTAAGAGACTAAGTTGCCTGAAGATCCTTCTGGATGGATCTAGAACAGACGTTCCGTAAGGGGCGTGTTTATCGTTGCCTAGAACACGAAAATGTGCGATTTGCCAATTTTCAAAGGTCATACCAGCAGAATTCCACTGGTACTGGACGTAGTTTGGATTTGTTTTATCTTCGCCCTCTAGCCTTTCCACTTCTCTCAGCGGGAGACTGATTACATTTTCAATACCTGTCTTGTCGTCAATGTCTAGATAAAGAATGTAATCTCCATACTTGCACAAGGTGCGACACCAATTGAAAATGTTGTGTTCTATGTTGAGAACATTGTGGAAGAGAGAATTTAAGATAACTTTTATTTCTTCATTCTGGCAATGAATGTTGAGCAGTGGTTGCATGTGGGATGAAGTTGTCATTTCATCTGCATAAATGTCAAGAGCAGACGCGATGATCGGCTCGAATTCCATTTGGTCAAAATCAATGTATCTTTGCAACCTAGATTGGTTTTGATAGATATTGGCGGATAAATCAGAAAATGGGTTATATCCCATTCTTTTAAAATCTTTACCAGAGGCAGAAGTGAACTTGTTGCCATATTTCTCTAGTTCTGCTCTTCTGTTCTGATTTACATTTTGTGCTCTGTAATTTACGATAGGACCAGAGAAAAGTCTGGTCAACCTTCTGAATAGGGGTGATGCGGGATTTCTTACATTCTTTCCGTTTTTGCGAGCCATTGTTTTTATCCTTTAAGAATCCAATTGAATTGCTGTTGTTCCTTTATACTATCACTTTTTGCGACGGTTTTATAGCCCTGTTGACCCGGAATTGTCGTATTTAATTCACTTCTTGTCCTAGTCATCGTACTAAGGAATGCTTTTGTATATTGGACATCCCTTTGATTGGTTTCCAGCGCTGTATCTCTAACCCAGCAACCTATTGCAAAAGCCATCACCAAGTCATCATTATACATACGCATTGCTTGGGGGCGACCGTTTTGCCAGACAAATGTCTCTAACTCATTAAATAGTCTAGCAGAATATATTGTAACTAGTTTATTTCTAATGAATTCTTCCATTTTCGCTACAATCAAAGGTCTGGTCTTAGATGTGGTAGAGAAGCCAGCAACAGCGTTAGAACTAGTTTCTCCCAAGTATTGCTCGACGTATTCGTGAGTTGACTTGATTGAGTAGTAGAGATTAGGATAAGCCAAGTCTCTGAGTTTGTCTAGGACAGCGAAACCTACTGAGTTATTCTCAATGACCATCAAGCACTCACCAAACTCTTTTCCGACTTCGTTTAGCATATTAGCGAAGAGATCTGGTGTGATTTTAGATTTATACTCTCCGATGATCTCCATTGTTGATAACTTCATAACGTGAAAAACGGAACTGTCTTTGTCATCCCCGCGAGCAACGTCGGCTACAAGGAGATAACTTTCTCCCGGCTGGTATTCTTCCCAGATCCAAAAGTTTCTATCAAAGCCTGTCTTGTACTTGGGCTCTTGTAGAGCTTGTTTAATCCTTGCCATGTCCTCGGGGTGAATAACAGTTTCACCGGACATGTTGAAGTTACACTCGTACTCTTGGGCAACTTGACGTTGAGACATATTCTTTGTCTCTTCCTCGAACCATTCTTGGTCTCTGTCCGGGTGGACATCCCAAGGAAGCACAGTTGGAAAGAAGTCGTTAATGCCTCCTTCGGCGTCTGTGTAGGTTTGGTGAAACCAGTTTCCCACACCATTTGGGGTAGATAGAGCGATACAACGACCACCTGTTGATAGGGTAGGATAAAGACCAGTCCAGAGTTCGTCAAGCCCTTCTACGTGTGCTGCCTCGTCGATTACGAGAAGAGACAGGGCTTCTGAACGACCTGCATCGCCGGAAGTTGTGGAGGCTTTGATCTGAGAACCGTTGTTCAACTCGAAGGAGGCTCTGTTATCAATAGAGATAGTTGCTATCTGCATCCAATCTGGTAGGTTTTTAATGATTGCCTTGACTTTCTTGACCAAGTTGGCTGCTGTCTGGAACTTAGTAGCCATAACAAGAATGTTCTTGTCGCGGTGGAAAAGCATCATCCAAGACACATAGGCAGCAGTAATGGTAGAAATACCCAACTGTCGTCCCTTCAAAATCACATTGAAGCGATGATCGTTGAAATCTTTTAGGAGTTGGGTTTGGAAATCGTAGGTATTGAAAGGTACAGTACCGTGGATTGGGTGGGAGATCCTAGCATAGCTATTGATAAAGAAGTCCGGGTCTTTGCCGCACTTGACTATCTCTGAAAGGATTTCTTTTTTAGAAAGTTTATAAGCCATTTCTCAACGGTGGGTTATTAGTTCTTAGCAGCCTTGAGCCAGTTTTTAATGTTCTCATTAATGTCTGCTGGCTTGTCCTCTTCGAGAATGCCCTCTACTCCGCCAATCTTGTAGATACAACTTGACTGAAACCAAGTGCGGAAGTTAGACATCTTCTGTACAAGTATATCAGTCTCTCCTTCTTTTGTCAAGCGAAGAGTTGATCCTGCGGCAGCTTTGTATTCCTTCTGGATGAAAGAGATAATATCTGCGATGTGCTGCTCAACCATGCCTTCAAAGTTAGGCTTTTGAACTTGTTTAATATTGCACTCCGAAGAATAGCCAAGAACAAGGTTCTCTCCTTGGAATCTAACACTAAACCCATCGACAAGCCTACTGTCTGTTACGACATTTTCAACTTCTCTTTTGAGTCCAATCTTCACTGGCTTGCCTTCTTCGTCAAGTGCCCCGTCATATCCTTTGGTAGATACGATGTTTTGAATTGTTTGAACAACATCTAAAATATTAGCCATTATCTTTCCCCTTATAAAAGTTTCCTAAAAACTCTACTCTTTGGTCTATGTCTGCCCAGCGGTCTTCCCTGCCTTCAACAAAACATAAGTAACATTGCCAGCAGCAGTCATACTTGCTCATATACAAATCGTCTTTTAAATCAAACGAGTATTCAAAACACGCAGGACAAACCCGGTCTTCTTCTTTAGTAAGTAGTTTTTTTGATACGAAAAAACCATCTTTATTAATCTTTTCACTATCTTCCCTGCGTTTAAGGTCTTGTTTAAACCTTTCCTTTATTTGTTGCAGGTATTCAAGCTCTTTTTCTTTTGTCCAACCAGATCTTGGATTTTGTATTGTTTGTGGACCATATTTATTAGCAATTGCTTGCTCTATCTTTGCTATGTCATTTAAATCAGGCTTTTTCATTCTACCCATTATACATCTATTTTATCTAGCTTTTCAGACATAACGTCTATTTTCTTTTGCTGTTCTTTTACCGCTTCAACTAAAAATGAGATGATCCTAGTATAGTCCATAGTGTTTGCATACTCTGGATCTTGTGACCATTCAACAATCTCTGGCAAGACTTTTCCTACCTCTTCGGCAATGAAACCAAAATCTTTCTTGCCCGTGTCTATCCAGTTGTAGGAAACTCCCTTTAGTTTGGAGATTATCTCTACGGCAGAACCTAGTGGCTCAACATTTTCCTTAAATCTTATTGAGGAGTAGGAAACAAAAGCATTAGCCTTTACCTGCCCCGCTGGAGCGCTTGTGTCTGGTAGTGTTATGCCGTGGGTTATGTTGGCGTCTCCGTTTATGCGAATACCAAGATTACCGCTTGGGATAGAGATGTTGGTGCCGAGAAGACGGGTGCCTCCT